TGTGAATCTCGTCGTCACCTCATCCGTATAGTTCCACCTATTTACGGATTGTGGCACTGTTTCACGCACTCCAGTTGCGTTTGTAACGATTTGATTTCGTGTCATAATCGCGTCGTTGGTGAGGTTCCATTACCGACGCGAGCTGGAGTGCGGGCGATATCCAAGTCCATACATCGACTGTGGAAGACGCCCCATTTAACACCATTGACATTGGAGGAGTCTCTAGCTACTTTCAAAGGCACCAAAAATAAAATTTACGTGCGCGCTTATGAATCCCTGCTTGTGGAACCACTTAGTAAGCGGGATGCGCAAATAAAAGCCTTTGTTAAAGCTGAGCGCTTCAATCCCGCGGACAAGGTCAATCCGGATCCCCGGATGATCCAGGCCCGCGCTCCCAGATACAACCTCGCCCTCGCAAAATATCTCCGCGGGGTCGAGCACCTGGTATACTCAGTGCGCCGTCATGGCTTGCCGGTAATCGTCAAGTGCATGAATCCTCGGCAACGTGCTGAACTTGTGAGATTACGATGGGGACAGTTTGATTGTCCTGTAGTTTTCTCCCTGGACTGCGCCCGGTGGGACAAGCATGTCTCGCTTGAAGTACTTGAGTTGGAACACGCATTTTATCAATCGTGTTATCCAGGTGAGGTAGAATTGACCAACCTGTTAAACTGGCAGCGACACAACAATTGCGTCACCAGCAATGGTGTGCGCTATATGGTGTCGGGAGGAAGGATGTCGGGCGACATGAACACTGCGCTCGGCAACTGCCTGTTGATGGTGTCCATGGTGACAGCTGCTATGGCACAACTTCGTATTAGGCAGTACGAGGTTGTAGACGATGGTGACGATTGCCTGGTGGTAACGGAGAGTTCCAACCTCGAACTGCTTCGTGCAGAGCTGCCTAGGATCTTCCTGACCTACGGCCAAGAGCTCAAGGTGGAGAACGTCGCACTAAACCTCTGTGACGTTGTCTTTTGCCAAGCTAAGTTGACACTTGGCGCCGACGGATGGACTTTCGCGCGTAACTGGCGTAAGGTTTTATCGCAGTCCTGTTGTGGCACCAAACATTGGAATGATCCATTTATGGTTCGGCCCATGTTTGGGTTGCTAGGTGATTGTGAGAATGCCCTTCATCGAGGCATCCCAATCCTGC